AGAATAACTGATTGATTAGAAACACCGTCTTCAATAGTTATTTCCTTCTTCCATCTAAATAGCTGTTCTATATCTACATCATTCTTTTCAATATCTCTCATCTTCCTCTCCTAGTATTAAAATTAAAGGGCTACATACACCTGCGGTTAGGCTGAGTATGTAGCCCCTTTGTTCATCCTTTTTGGCTAAATTATTTTAGCTTGGGATCACGCCTGAATAAACGATTAAATCTCCAGTACGTGATTTGATATCAAATGTCTGTTGTGCGTTAGCATTTACATTTGAAGTAAAGCCTTCGCTTGTTACAACTAACTCTGGAACCTCTAAACTCTTTAGAACAGCAATTGGTGGAACCTTATCTGCTGGGTCTCTAAGTTCAATCACTAAATCAAGACCAGTAGCAGTGAATTCATCAATACCCCATTCTGTATCACCAGATGCTAAAGTTCCGGTTGTGAATAGTTCAATTAGTTCCTCATCTGTATCAAGAACAGTAACTGTTCCTGTAACAGAAGGCACCTGTAGTTGATAACCAACTACTTGTCTATTACCCATTTCACGAACTGTTTCTGGATTGAAAGTACCATTTAAGGTAACAGACTGTACTCTTTCAATACCATTAGCTGCGATTGTTACAGGAACATCAAGACCTCTAATAGCAGCAGGCATTGAGTTATCTCCGGTATCTGCCCATACTTCAGATGAAGTAGTAGATTGATAAACAATCAAAAGTTGATCTACTGTAGCAGAACCTACGGTTAAAGTAGAACCTGTAATTTCATATTCACCAGCAGCAGGAACACCTGAAACTTCATCTAGATATACACCATCCTGAATAACTGAAAGAGCATCATTACCGCTCTTTAGTGGCTCAGGAGTTTCTGATAAAGCAAATGGGCCAGCGCCAGCACCGAACTTCTCAACTATAAGATCATTAATAAACCAACGTTTTTCTGACCCAATGATTGTATACTCTTCTGTTGATTCTCCATCAACTGAATAGCTGAAAGAGAAATCTCTAACTGTACATTTACGAGCGTGCGCTGTTTTAACATAATCATCTGTATTATCGTCTCTTACATGAATAACTACATCAACCTCTTGAATTTCAGTAATACTTACTCCAGATGCAGGATAAGCTAAAAAGTCTGTTCCTGTTAGAACAGAGAACAACTTAATACCCACATCCATAGACTGAAATGTAAGAGTAACAGCAGGAACATCTTCAACGGTACCAGCATGTAGACGATTACCCAACTCATCAATATCTGTAGAAGGGCGATCAGCATTCATAGTTAGTCTTTGAATTCTTGGAAGAATCAAAGAATCTCTAACGCCTACTAGCTTTACCTGAACTTCCTTAGATGGAATAGCAATTCTTCTAGCCATTAGGTATTAACCTCCAATTATAATTCACTATATTCCGTAATAAATCGTATAGAACTTCTCCAATAAAGTTTTTCAACTAAATCTGGAAATATTCTAATTGGTATTACTTCTATATTTGAGGGAATTAAAGTTCCCAATTGCGTAACAACTATAGGTGGGAAACCCTCATCATAATCATATACGGCTATTCGATTATCTTCTAGCTCATTAATAATTATAGACGAAATTTCATCCCGTTGCGCTTTATTAGCCGCAAAAACATCAATATTCCATGCCCTGTCTCTTTGCCCTCTTCTATTACCTAGTTCAAAAGGATCAATGCTAAGACGTTGACCCTCAATGGCTACGGAAGGAATAACTAAGTCTTGTTCAGGATAACCGTCAACAACTAATACAGTATCATAGGGAGAGACTAAAACCTCATCCTGTAACCAAAAGAAAATACTAAGGTCTTGCTTTCTCTCTAAAAACATTAGCCTCTTCTAACTCCTAAGATACCACGTTTAGGTGTGATATATAATTTATAGGGTTGTCCTGCCACAAAAAATTCTTTGATAATTTGACCTAATGGTTTAACTCTTCTTCTATCAAATGCCTCTAATTCTACAAATATTATATTTTCTATTTCTCTATTTACTTGTTCTATAGCAGTTTGAAGTAATGGTCGTGCTTCATCCTCAGTATTTTCTATAAAATGAGTAGGAGCATTATTAGGATAAGGAGTTCCGCCGTCTCCAATTGGAGCTTCTGAACTTCCATAATTTAAAAACAACCAATAGGGGGCTAAGTCTCCCCATAAATCAAGTCTTGTTTCTATAGTTCTTTCGTACTTTTCTTTAGCTTTTTCTCTAAAGGACTGTCTACTTCCCTCTCTGACATTAGGAGGAGCAGCCCCGCCTTCTCTAGCAGGTCTATAGATTACTTGTTTCCAAAGTAAAGAACGAGTTTCAACCGTGCCTTTACTAATACCTAAAATTTCTCTAGCGGCTCTTATACCATCATCTAAATCTACCCAATCTCCAGCTACAAGTGAAGCGCTAGTAAATAGATCAAATCTTCCATCAGGACTAGCTCTAATTATATCTGGATTAGAGAAAACAAATTGTAAGTGCTGTGATAGTTCAGGAGTATTAAATTCTCTAGTACTACTAATAGCTGATTTAAGATTTTTAAGTAATATGGCTTGAACTTGAGGAAATACTCTTCCCAAAGCTGTAGCTACTATGTCTATATCAGTTACTATGGCCCCTCTATCAATTTCTGCGGCTAAAGCCCTCGCATTAGCAGATAAGTTTTGTAGTTCAGGTAGGGCCATTATTTCATAACCAAGCCTTCTATATTACCAAATAGAATTCGTAGAAGCGATCTTGTATAGTCATTCATAGCATCAAGCAATACTTTTCTAACAAATTTATATTCATTACTATCTTTATCCATATACTCTTCTAGTTCAGAAAGAGCAATGGCAATAAATTTGTCCTTTTTCTTTGTAAAGAAATCAAGAACATCGAGTACATCTAAGCCGTCTATAGTAATACTTGGACTAGGATAATACTCATTATCTTCATTCTTCAAAGGATTATCAACATCTTCCCAAGACATTATTCCTCCCTCTCTACCAGAGTTACGATTACTCTATTTAACTCTGGAACCCCTCGGTATGAAACATCTTTCTGGATATACTCTTTATTATCAACTAAATAATAGTCTGCATTTTCTACAGCAAATACTGAACTTGCTGTTAGTTTGAATTGTACTCTTGAATCACCTTCAACTATTAGACCCCCCGAAACCCATACTGGTTGATCTAGATTATTTAGTTCGGTAATATGTGCCTTTGTAATAAAGCCAGAAGTTGTATTTAGATACCAACTACCCCCACAAGTAGGGCAGAATTGATTGGTAGAAAGGCCAGTAACGGGATCAAAACTATCTGTAGGGTCAGGGCATTCTATACCGCTTACCGTTACAAATATTGTTATGTCCCGTCCAATAACCTCTCGTATATCATCTATAATTTCGGCGGTATCATCAGGCCAAGCTATTACCATTATTCACCTAATAGTCTTGAAAATATTACATCAAATTGATTTGAGATTACTTTCCAATTATATTTAGGTTGAGTAACATTATCATATGCGGCCTGAGCATATTCCTCTAAAGTACCTTTATGCCACATATCATATGCTCTTTCTAGACACTCTACTACTGAGTCAAATTTAGGAATGCGGGCAATATTATTGGTATGTTCATACATTATTCGATCGCCCGCTTCAATCATAAAGGCATTATCTTTATTCCATATCTCAGAATTTGCTGAATGATCTGGAACTATCTGTGCCCTTCTAGTAGCAGCATGTTCAAAAGCTGTTAATCCCCACCCTTCACCTGTAGAAGTATTTAAACCTACATCCGAAGCATTGTAAATTAGATTTAATCTTCCATCGGGAACACCTGGAATTTGGTCCTTCAGAGTAGACATGATTAGTTTTTTATCCCAACCAAGTCTATTTGCAACCTTTAGGACATTTACTCCGGCATCTTCCACACCCATATGACAATAAAGCATTACATCTGTCTTATCTTTCTGAAACTCATCAAATGCCATCAGAGAAATATCAATTCGCTTCCTGGGTTGATTTCTATTGGCATTCAATATGATAAAAGGAGTTCTTTGTTCAAATATCTTCTTCGGGTATAGCTTTCTTTTTGCAGCATCTACGCCCCTAAGAAGTTCTGTATCCTTGAAAGGAAAAAATTTATGAGTATCAACCCCATGCGGAATCACATGGATTTTATCTGGCTCGGCAAAAGCTTTAGTGGTTAAAATATCTTGTTTAGCAAATTCTGTATAAACACAAACATCATTTACTAAATGAAATCGTTCAAACCATTGAGCATCTGAACCATATGAGTCTATTGGAAAATAAACAACTATTGGCTTATCTTTTATATTAAGTCTTTCTAACTCGAAAAGATAAGTATTTATAATCCAAGCATCATTAAAGAAGAAGAAAAGATCGGGCTTTATAGCCTCGACCAATTCTCTTATTCTCTTTTTACCATATAAATCACCGCCCAATAAGGCAGGATAAATATAGTGTTTGTACTCATGTGGATCGCCTAGATAGTTTATACCTAGATGATGAACTTCATACTTTTCAGTTGAAAGATTCTTTATTATATTATGAGCGACTCTAGAAAATCCAGTTGTAGCAACGGCATCTGATACCCAAAGTATCTTCTTTTTTCCTTTCCTTGGCATTGTAACTCCTTAACTATCTTCTTCCGATTTCCCTCTCTCATAAGGATTTTGTTCAAATCCTTGTAAGTGTTTCTTGCCCGGAGCAGATAGTCGCTTTTGTGGAGGCTTCAAGATATTAGTAAGCTCTTCCCAATCTCCCACTAAAAGACTATCCTTTATTCTACTACCTTGTATATTAGAGTATGATATCTCAGCGTCTCGCCAAGAAGCAATATTCCACGAAGCGTTCTGTAGATCGCCCGCTTTTAGAATAATTGAAGCCATTAAAATAATTGGCTTATGATCTGCTCTTTCTATTACAGGTGGTTCAGAAAATAGAAATCTTATCGTAGAATTTCTATAAACCTCATCTGAATCATTCAATAGATATTTGAAATTCCACCATGGACCTAGACTTTCTACTGATAATATAAGAGCTAAATCTAACCACTCATCAAGATATGTTTCACTGTCCATATCTCCGATATGAAGTCTTAACCTAGTTCTAAGAAAGTCTAAGGTAGTAGTTGCCATTCGTATTACTCAGAAGTTTCGTATTTTTCTACCTGTAGTTTAGCTAGTCTCTCTTCCATATGCTTAATTATCTTTTCAGACTTTTCGAGTTCTCTAGCTCTAGCTAGTAATCTTATTACAGGGGCTTCCTCCGTAAAGGTATTCAAACGATTTACAAAAGCTAGAAAGCGTGTCTGTCGGCCATCCAAAAGAACGTCTACTTGAGCATCAGTTAATACATTTGGAGAAACTGGAGCTTCTGGAAGTTTTCCTTCCACTAAAACCAGTCTTCCTGCATCAAAATGCTTTCTATTTAGCTTTCTAAAAAAAGAGTCCTGACGAGCATCCCAAACCTCAACGATTTGAGTTTCTAACTCGTTAGGACGATTGGGATTACCCTGTAATATTCTACCTTCTGGTTCATCTGAAAACGGGTCTAGAACAGTTACATAAACTTTTCCTAAGATCGTTTTCTTATACCGGGCATATGGTTCACCTTCCATTCTTGCATCTGAAAGCCTTGCATCTACCATATCAAAATCCTCCTCTGAATTAAAATATTTTAGAAGAGGGGCCTTTCGACCCCTCTTCAGTCCTACACTTGGTAGGGTTTACTTTTAGCTCAATCCGCCGATAACGTAAACTCTTTGTGCGTTATCAATCATGATTCCCCATTGCTGATATGTCTGTAGAAACCATTGTGGCGGAACAACTGCTGGGTCATTCCACTGGCTTGATCTTGCTTCGCCGTAAGTAATGAATTCACCAGCATTTTCACCAATAACTAAGACGAAATCCGTTGGAACAAGTGCATTGTCGTCGTCTACATTATCAAAAACCTGTTCAACGACCATCAAAGGAACACCATAATACTTGCCAAGGAATCCGTTCTGACGAACCTCATCAATAGCTCTTTGTGAACCTTCTGTAGTACCTGCACCATCATCCCAAAAAGCACCGAACTTAGTAATTGGGGTCATAGCTGATCTTGAACCAAGAACAACCTTGGCTGATCCTCTTAGATTGATTTCATCAATAGCATCTTCTAAGGCTGTGGCAGTAATAGCACCACCAACTGAAACAAAGTTATCAGGAGTATTACCGGCTGTCCAGACTGAAGCAATTGCTGTGAACAGTCTATTTACATAGTGCTCACGAAGCTTTGCAGCCATTTCAGAACGGATACTCTGAACTGTTCCAATTTCACCCATTTCTAGTTCCCATTCATTATAAGTTACCTTAACAACAGCCATATCCAATACATAGCTGATACGGTCGGTAACTGTCAATTCACTAGCAAGTGCAATCTGACCAGGTACTAAAGTACGAACTTCAATGCCTTTACGGACTTTCTTTACTAGAGAATCGCCTGGGTTTAGAGAACGAGTATTTAGAATATCTCCAATAAACTCAGTTGTTAAATGATTAGGTTCAATATACTCAACAATAAGTTCAGCTAAAGCGTCTCTCTGTGCCTTATCGCCATACATTGAAGCTAATGCTTCTTGTAGCTTTTTCTCTTCCATAGGAATTATACCTCAATTTTTATAGAGAATATCCTTTTATTCTAGCCCTCTATATTAAGATTTGGATTATGCGTACTGTGTTCTGAAGGTCAAATCGCTATTGTCGGTATCAAAGTGCTCAACATATGCGATAACTGCTTCTGTACCATCCTGTACTTTCAATTTACCTGCATCAGCACCATCATCTGCTGTATTAGCAACCGATAGGGCTGTTCCAGCATTTTCCATACCAGTTGAATAGACATACTGGCCTGAGGGAACACGGAAAGTGCCACGGGCAAAAGCAAGTGCCTGGAAACCAGCAGGAATTGTAACGCTATCCTTATGACCGGGGTAAGTTAAATGAACTGCTGTTGGGTCAAAAGGTAGAGCACCATCTATATCGGCATCACCACCAAAACCACGTCTCAAAGCAAATGTTTCATTTGCTGCACCGGGTTGTGGAATAACTAGACGAATGCCATTGCTGAAGCTTTGATTTGAAACCGGCCAAGTTAGAATATAAAAGGCCTCATTAGCCTCTGCTTCTGTATCAGGAAGCTCTACGCCAGGAAGATCATCGCTACCACCAAAGTTTACTAAACCAGCAGTACCTCTGGCAGTTAAACGAACCATTCTACCTTCTACGATAGCTTCTGTACAAACTACACCTAAAATGTCTTGATATTTTCTAATTTCCATGGTTTAAACTCCTCCAATTTGGAGTGAATTAACTCTTTTTAACGTCTAATGACTTCAAATGAGTTAGGATATCTTTTGTTTCTACTTTTTCTACAGGCTTTGCACGAATAACAGGAATTCTTTTACCACCAGTCAAAGAAATACTTGCTTCTTCAATCTCTGCTGTTGCCTTTTCTTTTGCTGTTGCTTCAAAAGCAACAAGTTCCTGAATGAAGAAATCTAACTGTTCATCCGACATAGCAAGAAGATGTTCTTGTTTCTTTGCAAAATCTTCATCTGATAATTCAATACCTGCCTCAACCAATTTAGCACGAAGGGCAGTAGTTCTAGTTGCAAGTGCTTCCTTAGCTTCAACACCTGTCTTAAACTCACGAAGGCTTGTTAGTTCTGCTGATGCAGTTTCCGAAGCCAAATTTAATGCCGCAAGTTCAACTTGTGCCGCTTCTAAAGAAGCTGTAAGCTCTGTAACTTTAGTACTATACTGAGCTTCTAGGGCTGTCTTTTGTTCAGCCATCAATTTTTCATGCTCACTAAGTTCCATAGTATTCTCCTCTTCTTTATTTTTAGAGGCAATAACCTCTACAGTTGTTCGACCACCATACGCAGGCATACCAACTATAGTAGCTGCGTTCATAGATACACCAATAAAATCTTCTACGCCTTCATCATTGATTATTGAATCTGCGTGAGTAAGCTCCCATGAAATATCAATTGGCTTACCTTCGCCAAATCTTTGCTTCAAAAGAGCTACATCTGCTTCACGTTCATGCTCCCAAAGGGCAGCAAGAACCACGATTTCATTGTCTTTTTGAAGTAAGTGGGCCATAGTTCCCAAAGGGACAGTATCTTCATGTCCTTCACTGATAGTTCCGTTTGCCATTTTTAGAGGCATATGAACACCAGTTCGTATAACATTAGCGAATTCTTCTTGGGGAATTCTCTGTCTGTTTAAGTTTGCTCTATCATCTGTCAGAACAAACTTCATCCATGTGATATTGGGATTCAAAGAAATGGCCGCATGAGCCTCAAATTCCTTTAAATCTTTAGTTTCTAATAAGAATTGTACATCTTTTACGGTTAGTATGGTGTTTTTCATTATGTTAAATACCTCATTACGCTTGTTTTTTACCGTAAACTAACTCCATAATCTCTTGTTCCGACATTTCATATACCGCTTTATGCATCTTGCTAGGGTGTACCCCATGTCTCTTAATAAAGCTTATTGCACAGATTCGTTGAGCATCCTGTTTAGATTTTCCGCTTTTTATTTCTGAACGAACACAAGCCTCATATTCTGCTGGCATAATTATTTACCTATAGGAACATTAGTCTTCTTTTCTGGAGGCTTAGTTGGAGCACCGGGTTCTCCAGCCCCAGGCTTATTAGACGGAGCAACTGGCTCTACACCAAGCTCTTTCATAAACTCTTCATTAGCCTTTCTCTTGTTCTGTTCTGTTGTAAAGTCATACCCAAAGGCTTCTGACCAAGATTCTCTTGATAGATTGCCCGCTTCATATAAAGCAGTTAATCCTTCAAAGAAGATTGACATACTCATTAGATTTAGAGGCTTGAATTTTATAATAGGATACTCTTCCACTATTCTATTTCTACGCATTTCAAGAAAGATAAACTTTACAATAGGAAGAAGAGCCTCCCTAATTTTTTCCATAGTATGTAAAGGAGAAATAGTAGCAATCTGTGGGTCTGAGGCAAAGGATCGTTCGGTTTCGCCTGTGATTAAAATTCGAGGAAACCCAAGAGCTACCATAATATCTTCATTTACGGACTTATACTTATCACTATCCAACATAGCAGTAACTTCTGGAAATACCCACTCTAGTTCTACTGTATGGTTAGTGAATAATGCGAAAACCCTTTCTAATTCTGCGGGAGTTATTCCGCTTCTCCATTGAAACTGTTGTTCTAATTCGGATAAAGTATCTTCTTGATCTTCAGTTAAGGGGTATTCATCACTACCTACCTTTACATGAAGAATAGCACTAATAACTCTAGCAGAGATAGCATAATCCATTCGTCTTAGATTTCTTTTATGCTTTAAAGATTCTAAGGCAGAAAATAAATAAGGAATAGGATATGGGGAATCTTCTGTAGTAGTACCCTTTATAATAAGCGGGTTTTCCAAAAGAACTTGCATATCCTTACTTTCTAGTACTTCCCTAACAAAATCGGGATAGAGTCTTATGATTTCTGCATAAAGTTCTTTATCTTCTGTACTGTCGGGATATGTGCCCTCAGACTTAATAAAATAGTAAAGATCGTCGTCTATTACGACAAAATAGGATTCTTTCTCAGAAATACGTGGTTTCTTAATACTAATTGTAGCAGAATCCCTTACCCACATGCTTGTCGGATAAAGAAGGCTAGTTAACCGTTTTATACCTTTACTTCGTAATTCAGCTTCTCTGAGTTTAGTAAGTCTAATCTCTGGAACAACTAATCCAGTAAGTAAATATTCATATGCTGCCTTTCTAAGAAAAGGCTTTAGATCAGTTTTTAGGGCATCATAAATCTCTACTTCGGTAGTCTTAGCCTTGCCGCCCGTATCTATAACCAAATCGTTGATAGCAAAATCTACAAGTTTGTTGATTACAGTAGCTGCTAAAGGATCGTGTCTAAAGAAAAATCTACAATCCTTTATAATACTGGTAAAACTATCATGTTTATCAAAAGATAATCTATCTACCAGATCAAAAAAGATACCTTTATCTTGCCCACCAGTAAAGATAGCCGCCTTTTTTGTACGGGCTTTAGCTAGTTTAGTTACTGCTTTTGAAGGAGCTTTAACTGCTTGTTTTGCCATTTTATATTCCTGACATAATCCATCTAGATTTTAGTAACGGCTTTTGCTTTTTACCAATCATTATATGTTCTCTTGCCATAAAGTAAGCCATTGCCGCACATAACATTGCAGAAGTATTATGATCGTCTCCTCGCTCTCCTCCTCTTGGAGTAAGAGTTTTGTAAGTTATCATTCCAGTCGGGTTCTTAGTATAGGTCATTCGTTCCATTTCAGTAATCAATTCCATATCAGTTGTTGAATAAATAATTCTATGGTCATTTGAATACTGTTGTAGTACAGTTACACTTTGTTGCTTTGTTTTTACCTTGATTTCCTTGCCCNCATCATCCATACCTAAAACTACAGATGAACTGAAGTCTATTGGAAACATTCGTTTTTCATATTCNTTATGAAGATATTCCTCATTAAAGAACATATCTTGTACCGGACCTTTACCTACACCGCTTTCATCTATCCCAATAATAGCGGGATTAAATCTAGTATCCAAAAAATCAATAAGTTTCTTTTGATCTGGATATTTGACCTTTACTAGATTTATACGAACATGCTCATATATATGGCCGTCTTTCTCATATAATACCATAATAGCAGTCGGGTCGGTATATCCTAAGTCTATTCCTAATATACAAAATTCATGTGTTGGCAAAGGAGGAATAGCAACTAAACGTTGTATCATATCNTTTATATCCGTTATTTCCATTCCTGAGAATTTGATACGATAAGTAGGATATGTCTTTATTTGCATTAGTCGCCTATCAAATACAGCAAAGGTAGGTGAGCCGTGTCTTCCAAGAACAAAATGAATGTACTCCTCACTATCCGCCCCACCGAATTTAGAAAGATTTCTAGTTTCATCTTCTGCTGAATATCTCGGATTTTGATGAGCAGAAGTTCTATGTCTAGAATAAGTATCATCTACTTCATCTGAATAATAGAGAACATTGTTTTCCCTTAGCCCTGTTGGTACTCCAGCGATCCATTGTTTGAAGCCGATCTGGAAGGTGTTTAGGACAGGCTGAAGTTCCGACCAAGTTCCCCAAGGATAATATCCAGCCTCATCCAAGATTACAATAGGGGTATGCAAACCGACTACATTGGCTCCTGTGCCACTTGTTCCTGCGATACGACACATAAGAAGGGCGCTATTTAAAAGACGAATAGTATGTGTTGAGGAATTTATTCCTTTCTTAGGTTCAATGAAATGCTTTAGCAGAGTATTTGTTCTAAAGGCACGGATTAGATTCTCAAATACGGGCTCCATATGAACCTTATTAGGGACCGTATATAGGACATATTCTCCTGGAAATAGGTTATTTATAAGTATCCAGATGATAAAATCCGTTAGAGTTACTGTTTTACCTACAGATCGACCACAACAAAGAGATTGATACGAACTAAAATCTCCTAAATATTCTTTTTGATAGGAAGAATACTCCCATTTCACGTCGCTCCATTCAGGAACATCCAAGTTTCTATAAAACTCTCCACACAGAATAGGGTGACGTATAATTTCATATAGCTCTAGTTCATCTTTAGTTATCTTTTCTACTATCATTTCTTACGCCAATGCTTTATGAGAGCATCTTCCCCCACTCTTGTTTGAATATTTAGAGAAGGCTGCATCTTTACTCCAGCGAGAGAGTATTCATGTCCATTGAAAGGTAAGGAATAAGTTTCTGAGCCAAAGCTACCACCCCACTTTAGCTTATAAAAATCTGAATTACGTTTAAACTGTTTATCAGAAGAGCCTTTCCCTTGATGAATTGTTCGACTCCAAAAATGAAAATATACCGAATTCAATACTGTACAAGATAGTATTTCAGCATTTGCTCCTCGTCTTGCATAATCATTATCTTCAAAATATGCTGGATAAAAATTTACATCTATATATCCTATCTTATCAAATACAGAGCGTTTAAATAAAGCAAGGTTATGAACATCGCTTAGTCCGCCTTTACTTATTACTATTGTTTCACCATAAGGCTTTGCTAATAACCAGGGTTTTTCATTAAAGGCTCTATATAACAACTTACTACCTTGAAAATATTTAGCTGAACGTGGATAGTCTCTAATAAAAGCTTTTACACTATACTCTCTAGAACAGACCCATTCAAAGTCTGTATCTTCGGCTACTTCTATTAATGAGTCTATGGCATAAGGATATGCCATTACATCATTACCTACTATTATGAGGTTATCCGTCTTTCGTTCACCCCAACAGTAATCATAGATATCATTTAAAGAAGCAGGAAANCCTTGGTTTGTACTATGTGTAAAATGTGGGATACCATAATGGGATGCCAATCCCATTGTTTCTCCGTCTCCTGGTAAGCCCACAATAATTACAATATCTCTATTAGTTATCTGTTTAGTAGTTTCAAAGATAGATTCTAGAGCCATCTTTGTAAAGGACGTATTACCATAAGTTACCATCCCAATCATAGTATGCATTGTTCAATAGTCTCTTTTATTATCGAGTATACTGGACCTTCTTTTGTCGCAGGACTCCACAATTTCTTCATAGGTATATCTATTAAATGTACAAAATGTTCAGCGTTTTTATTATAAGTAAAAGAAAGATTTGTCTTTGTAGTGTCCATACAGTTTTCACGAACCATAGTATGAACGTGCGGGCCCGAACATCTACCTATAATAAGATTACAAAACCTACTAAGATAAGATATATCTATTAGATCAAAGCTATCAGAAACAAGAGTTATATCTCCTGTATAGACTACATTATCTTTTTGAAAAGGTAATTGTTTAGTAATAAGAAATAATATATTCTTATATTCTGTAGCTATAACTTTGATGATCTGTCCCATATCAAAATTTTCCGCCTGACTTGATTGTACTAATTCATTACAGATAAGAACTTTGGCTTCTCTATTATTTTCTATAAAATATTGAGAAGATTTAAGATCGAATTTAGTATAGTCTATACTAGGAATATACTCTTTCATTAGTTTTGTCAATGGAGGTATTTGCATTCCTTGGGTATAATGCGAGTACATTAAATGATGTTGTTCGACCGTACATCCTATCCCTGGCAAAACATACTTTGAATCTCTTCCTATCCAAGTATTTATATACAAAGCATTCTCTATTTGTTTCCAAGCATTNTTATTCTNCATAGAATCTGTAGGATGCATATATTGAAGATTTTCTATGTCGGCCAAAATTCTAGGATTTCTAAGATGAGCATANAAGTACTCTTGGGCTGGAATTTTTTCCATCAAATCTTTTATGAATTCTCTGGAAGTAAATAAATCCCCATGCCCATAGTAGTTATAAAAGATTACTTTCTCTAGCATATTCCTTTACCTTATCTATGATATAAGCCTGCTCATTTATATCTAACTCAGGATAACAAGGAAGGATAACCACTTCTTGACTTAGAAGTGTTGATACCTTATCCGGTCCTTTATTCACAAAAGAATTAGTAGTATGATGTAGGTGCTTATGATACCGAATTGGATAAAAAAGAGGACGAACTTCTATTCCAGCGGCAGTCATAAATCTCTCCGTATCAAAATATCTTTTATTACCTACTATCCTTAGACCAAACATCCAATTAGAATGGTGAGTTCCTGCCTCAGAAAATTGAGTTTTGAAACAAGGATAATCAAACTTAGTTGCATAGTATCCAAATATTCTTCTTTTTTTATCAGCTATTTCTTCTCTTAGTTCAAGCTGTCCGCAAAGAATAGCCGCTTGAACATTCGTCATTCGATAGTTATAGCCGAGTATATTGTGCATATACTTTATGGAAGTCTGGCCCTGTCCGTGGAACCTAAGGGCATACTCGTAACTATCCTTATCATAGGTGATAAAAGCGCCGCCTTCGCCTGACGTGATGTTCTTATTGCCAAAAAATGAAAGAGTAAAACTATCCGAGAAATAACCTGCTGGTTTATAGCCATACATTCCTCCAAACCCTTCACAATTATCCTCAATAATAGGTGTGCCAGGAAATCTCTTTCTTAACTCTGGAACATTTATTACATTTCCTAGATTATGGACAGCTAACAAAATATCTGTTCGATGAGTTTGATAGTCTGATAAGTCCATATTCCAGGTATCTATATTAGCATCCTTAGGCCATAACTGATACTTTTCTGAAACAAAAGGGTTCCAGGCGGCTACATAAACATTATTAGGTACTATTAAATTATGGCGGCTTGGAAACTTTAGCCTCGTTGTTCTAGCCATAATATGATTTGAAGCGGTCCCGTTATTGGTTAATAAAACATAAGGCGTATGATAAATTCTTGAAAGCGTATCCTTTGCCCTATCTAAGTAAGGCCCTTTTGAAGAGAGCCAAGTAGAATCTAAAGCATCATGGGCATATCTTAAAGACCCTTTTGGTAGATAGGGTTTATAAACCGGAATCATTTTAATACTTCTTCATAAGTCATAAACCCTGTATCTCCAAACCACTTAGACCTTTGAATATGAGAAAAGAATGCATTATTGAAACTAAAGAAATTAAATATATAACCCATTTTTTTGGCCAAGGTTTCTATATCTTTAAAATCACAAGCTACATACTCTACACAAAGAACTGAGGGAATAACTGAACAATCAAGCATTCCTTCCATAACTTCGACTTCATGCCCCTCTACGTCAAGAATAAATAAATCCACCGTATCCACTTTATTTTGAGAAATAATATTTTTATACGTTTCTACTTTTACCGAATAAGTTTCAAATACGCAATTCCTTCTAATCAAATCTGCCTTATGAAAATCTTTATGTGTAAACGAACCGTTTATTGCTCCTCCACCAGGAGCAGAAACTATATCTGTAAATTCTAAGGTCCCTGTTTTATTTGAAAGCCCTAGATTAAGATTTATAGAGTTAGGTCTGCTTTTAATTAAACCAGCATACTGATACTTAGATGCCTCTATATTTATACCTGTCCATTCAAGTTCGACTTCAAAGAACATAGATTCAATACCATAAGCCTCTGCTCCACATTCTATATAGAAACCGTTCCTTTTGTCCTTGAAATAGTTCTCATAAAGAACTTGATCTTGCGGCGGGTTCCATTGACCATAGAATTGCATATGATTTCCTAATAAGTCTTATGCTTTAGTTGTATATTGCCCTTGCCCTGTTCTACCATCGTAGCAAGAGCCTTGTCAATCTCATCTATGATTTGATTTCTTTGTAGGTTTAGATCAATGGCTCGTTTGAAATTTGTATATAACTCATAGGCATTTGATGAATCTGGCATTAGATAGTATTCCTTGAATTGCTCATAATCCATTTCTCTAATCTTATAGAAGGTTTCCTGGGCATACCACATCTTCATATCTATAGTAATAAGTTTATCTATAAGAGAGCCTATTGTATCCATTATAAATCTAATACTCCTATATACATATCTGGAAATTCTTCTAGAATATATCCGAAATTCTTATATAAATTAATTGCGGCTATATTATCTTTTTTTACTGTAAGTCGAACACGATTGGAACCTTTTATACGGGCTAATAAGTGTAAATAGTTCATTATATACTTACTAACTTCCGTTCCCCTATATAGCCTATCTACTGCGATTCCAAGACTAGGAACTACATATCCAGCATCCCATCCCTGTAATAGACCATAACCAACAACAGTTTCCTCTACAAAAAATAGAATAAATTGATCCTTTGTTTTCTGTAAAAGAAAATTAATTGCTTCAAGAGTAAATGGGTGTGGATTAAAAGTAGTTTCCATATCCTTATTACTAATTAAAAACTCTAACAAGCATTCTTTATTTTCTTCTCTTAAACTTTCAGGACGAATATTCATTATGGGACTACTACATCCTCTAAGTTTTTATTATCTGTTTTATAGAGCCCACTTAATTCTTGATTAAATCTATTTCCACAATGCGAGCATTTTAAAACAATTGTATTGCTCTCATCAGGATATAATAGCCAAAGTGTTGTAAGCAATCTTCTACAATTCGGACAAAAAACATAAAGCATTCTTTCTTTGTAAAACTTTCTGGCCTTAGTTCTCAGGTCGTCCAGATAACTCATAACGCTTGCTTCCGAACTTTGCTTTCTTATCCGTCTTGTTAATTGAAGATCATCTGATATATCTGAAATGTCTGATCTTAGTTTAGACATTGTATTATTCAGCTTTTCAATCATAAGAACGGATGTTCCAGATATATCCTTTCTAACAGTATATGCCGCTTTTTCAAGATCAGAAAGTTGAATTTCGGCCATAGCCAAAGCTCTAAGCTGTAGTCTATCATTGGCCTTCATATCGTCTAAATCATAATCCTGTCCTAAAGAATCTAGATGTTCTTGAATCCTTGATTCAAGTTCCTCTTGATCTTCTTCGATATCCATAGCCGCTTCAGCAAGAAGTTCTTGATACTTCTCTTCAAGTTCTTCTTCTGATAAGCCCTGATATTGAATTAGATTTTTGAGCCTAGCCTTGGAGATAACACTTGTTCGTTTTTGTTTCATAGTTTACAAGTCGCAGGACGACCATCCACATTCTACACAAGTTATACAACGACCGTTCCTAAAAAGGGCGGCTGTATAACAGGAAGGGCATACTGGTCTTGTCTCCCGTTTTCTTAAAACTGTCTCCGTGCCATCTAGATTAACGTCAATAACAACACCGCCTTCCTCAACGGGAAGTACGGGAATCTCTACTTTATTCATTGTTTTCTCCTATTATTATACTACAAATTCTCGGAAAAGTGCGCTTTTATGAGCTTTTCCCTACTTTTGGGGGTTGATTTTTCAAAGCAGGGAACGTGGAATCTAAAGTTTGCGGCTACTCCTATTCGTTCTTCATCGGGGAATTTAACCCATTCAATAGCCACCATTTTATAAGGCTCGCCTACATTCACTGGCTCCTTACAGACTAAACAGATTGGAGGCTTTATTCTAGCCATCGTTCATCCCGCTCCTAAAGTACCTGAATAAGGTTTTGGACAGACTCTCGGTTATCAAATCTCTATCTCCCGTAGCCAAAAAATTCACTAAGCGATTAAGGTCTGACTTAAGAAAAGGAACCATTACAATATCGTGGTCCTTTTCACAAGCCCTAGCCTTTTCAGGATTAGGGTGAATTTTATGGCAATAGAAACACTTATTAAGATTCTTCTTCATCTTCTATTGATAATGCCGCATTAAATTTAGCAATCCATTCCTGAATGAAAAAGTAATCCATATCTGGATAATCACGAATACCAGTAGTGGCTTCAAAAACAAACTGTTCAATTAGTTTTTTATATTCCATTGAGTCTCGCCTCCGCTAATTTACAGTATTCAGAACTTAATTCTATTCCTATTACTTCATCCCATCCTGCGTAGATTGCCCCAAGCATTTCAGAGCCACTGCCAGCAAAAGGATTAAGTATTCGTCTTGGAGCAAATTCATCGGGCGGTAAAACCATAGTAGTCAAGTGATTATTTAGGTCAATGGGCTTTTGTGTAGGATGTTTTCCAAAAGATTTTTCATCCCCATTAGGTTTCATTACAAAGAAAAATCTTTCATAAGGCTGACCAATACCTTCATCAACAACTATATTAGAAGGCCAGCGTCCCTTATAGTTTTTTGTAGGCGTGTAAGCAGGTCTAACTAACTCACCAAATCCAGACCAGCCTTCCAATACATTGATAGGGATGATCTCATCAGTTGAGATTCTAGCCCCATCAATCCAAAACGCTCCGGCCCCGGTTTTCAGAATATTTTCCTTTAGAGTTCCTTCATACGGTTTCTGAAATACACAGATAGGCTCCAGAGCGCCTTTGAGAGCATTTCGATTGTAGTAATAACCTTCATATTCCACTAACTTCGTAGGGTGTGGAAACCCTTGGCCGGTAATCCAGCCGATCATCGGATAGATTATAAACCCGGCTTCTTCAATTGCTGAGGCTATTCGATGATATGTTCTAGCATGGGTATAAGAAAAACCAATAGCCCCAGGATGTAATAGTGTCCCAATATTATACCATAACTCAGGGTTAAAAGCAATAGCCGTATCCCAATCTTGTCCTAAGAATCCACTTGACAATCTTTGGAAAGCTCCATCCCTGCCGTGTTGTGCAGGAGCGGACCCTGGCTTGCTAAATCTTTTTTGAACAGTATCAAGATTGTAGGGAGGGTCAGCAATCAAAGAATGAAAAAGAGGCCCTTCATAAGTCTTAATCCAGTCAATTATATCCGCATTAAAAAGTTCATATGACATGCCAGTATGCCTTTTTCCCTAGTTTCTCTGTTCGTTTTGCAGTCCAGCATCCACCTGATTTTATATGTTCAGTAGTATGACAATGATAACAATAATCGAAACGCATACCTCGATAATCTTGCGGATAACTAGCGACCACGATGTTATGGAGTTCATCTGAATTTTCAGCGATCAAAATGTTACGTTGTTTATAGCCGCCTTCCCATACTAATTTTGCGGGCGGAAAGATATAAGATTTCAAATCTAATTCATTTGCTATTTGTTCCGCCCAAATATCAATTCCGCCTAAATGACAATGCCCGGAAACTACAACATCCCCAGGTTTAAGTAAAGAACGAATTATCTCCTTGGCTTTGGCCTCAGTTTCAGCAGTAAATTTCTTAGCTTCATGTCCTACGATTCCAATGTTCATCCTTTCCTCTTTTTCTTCCAGCCCTGAATTCTACTAGCTCTTGCTTTAGCAACTGCTTCGGGCATTATACCATCACAGATATGTGGGTATTGCTTAAAGAAAAATACATCGTGAATATCACAGTATAGCATTTTGTATTTTCTTGACGAAGAAAATGAACGCATTTTTTGACTCATTCTAACTCTTTCTCTTTAAATAATTCTCTTAAATCCCTTTCCCATTTAGCTCTGTCTGCCCAGGGCGGTAGCCAAATCAGACCTTCAGTTATACAATCTTCAGCATGACCACCATATTCGATACGAAATAGTCTCCAGCCTTCAAGACCTTCTGGAAAAGTATTTACTCCGTATTCAACTAGACTTACTCTCATTCTGGCTCCTCTATCCAATCTCCATCATCTTGCCCATCTTGACCACCGCCTAATCCAGCATCTTGCCAAGTTATTCTATCTACCATGATTCTAGCCCTTTTGGACATTCCCTCTTTCACGGGATAAAACGAAGCTCCAATCCCTTTCGTATAATCAGGTATTCTACCACCAAATTGACGAACTGTAGCATCCAATATTACACCAGTTTCCTTATGCTGTAGATACCAATGATTGTTGGAATCCCCCTTGATAGCAAGCTTACCAAGGCTCTTAGGAGGGATACGCATAGGCTTCCAGCCACTTGCTTTACCCCCAAGGATGTGATATAATGCCTCCGAGGCGGCATAGCAGTTGCCCACTCTCATTGCTTGCTCCGCTTATTGCCTTCTGCCACGGCGCTTGCTATGAACTCCCATATAAGCATCCCGCCTATGATTATAAGTAGGATTCCGGCCATTATAAAGCGCCTCCTTGGTCATGAATATCATCACTCTCGCCCTGATTTTCCCACTTGACAAATAGATCAAAGTGGTGTATAATATCGTCAATCAGGGCGTTGATTATCTTGCTCTCTTCACTCAATTTACCATCATTGCCTAATTCCATAATCTTCTGAAGTGTCGAATAATGGGATTGAAGGGCTAATAAATACTTACGGAATTTATCCATTGACGTATTATAGCATAAGAAGGGATTTCTGTCAAGGGCCAACTTTAATTTGACCGTGGGTAAAAATCGCTTCTATTAAAGGCACCCTTTAAGTTAAATAGGTTCTTATATTTGTTATATAGGAACCCTTATTAATTAATACTTCGTATTATAAAGAAGGGTTTTTAAGGGATGGTTCGATGAATCTTCAGCAGGAAATAAAAATAGAGCATAAGTATATTGATTCGGATTCTAAGATTCCCGAATTAATAACTCAACTTCAAAGGGTTTCTGAAATTGGATTCGATGTAGAAGGTTCAGGACTCGACCCCCACTCTTCGACTCTTCTTCTTTATCAAATCAATACTGGCAACGATATCTATGTAATTAATGTTGGTAAGGTAGCCGAAAAATTTCATAGATACATTTTTGAATTAATCAAAGGTAGAAATATTGAAGTTGTCGGCCATAATATCAAGTTTGATANTAAGATGATTTATGGCAGATTCGGAATTCTGCTTGAAAATATTTTTGATACTATGCTTGGAGAAGTTTTAGCATTTCCAGGAATCAATGACCCCTTTACTAAATTAGATACGCTTATTAAAAAATATACGGGTAATGATATTAAAAAAGAAGTAAGAAGTTCTTTTATTGATAAAATAGATTTTGAATTTACTGCTGAACAAATTGAATATGCCGCTTTAGATGTGGCATATTTGTTTTTAATAAAAGGTAAGTTATTAGAAAAATTAGAAGAACGTAAGCAGATGAAAGTTTGGGGATTAGAAAAAAGCCTTGAACCAATGATTGCGATGATGGAATTTGAAGGCGTTGGGTTAGACCGTGATCTTTGGATGAAGTTATATGATGGTGCCTTAGAGAACCGTAATAAGGCAACAGAAGAATTGTATGCATATTTGATACAGCAATTTGATTTGATTGCTGGCGAATACAAGAATGCCTTAGACGTATTTAATAATCTCGAAATCAAAATGTTAGAAGGTAGAACAGTAAAGGCTAAGTTTCGTCAAGAGAATCTGCGGAACTTAACAGTCAAGGATGAAATTGTTCCTATAGTTGTTCAGAATATTAATCTTGATAGTAATGCCCAAGTTTATAATATCATAAAGAAACTCAATCTTCAGATAAAAAATTCAAATGCAAAGGAACTTGATAAAGTAAAGGCACATCCCTTTGTATCAAGACTTTTAAATCATAGGCACCATACAAAAAGAACAGATACATTTGGTGAAGAATTTTTAGTTCATATCAATCAACATACTGGAAAGATACATGCCGAATGTAATCAACTTCGTGCAGGAACAGGAAGATTCAGTTATGATTCGCCTAATCTTCAACAAATCATTGCGGAAGATGCTTATAGACGAGCGTTCATTGCTACGCCCGGATATTTGTTAGGCACTTACGACTACAACCAAATCGAACTTCGCACAATGGCTGAAGTCAGTCGTGAGCAAAAGATGATTGATGCTTTTCTAAATGGGGAGGACCTTCACCAGCTAACTGCTTCTTTCATTTTTAATGTGCCATTTGATAAGGTAACTTCTGAACAAAGAGCCATTGGTAAGACTTTAAACTTTGCTGTTATCTATGGCACAACAGAACACGGGCTTTATCACAACTTCGGATTTCCATTAGAACAAGGTAAGGAGTACCTTGATAGATACTTTGACAAGTATCCTACGATGGCACAGTTTATTGAAGCCGCTGGAATAGAAATTCTAAAGCGTAGATATAGCACAACCCTAATGGGGCGTAGAAGATACTTTACAGTTGATAATACAATTCCCGCTTATCATTGGGAAGCCAAAGCCGCCCTACAAAGAATTAAGCGTCAGGGGATTAATCACATAGTCCAAGGTAGTTGTGCTGATATTATGAAGATGGCTATGCTATTTGTTTGGATGGAGAATCCTTTTGGGTATGATAGTTTGCGGGCTTTGATTACAGTCCATGATGAATTAGTAGTCGAATTTAAACAAGATATCCAATTAGAAGCACATGAATTTCTTATGGGTTGTATGAAGAAAGCGGGCGAACATTTCTTGAAAGTTGTACCTGTAGAAGTAGGTTACAAACTTGATACTTATTGGAGGAAAGAATGAAAAATAAATTCTTGGAGGAACTCATAGATAAATATGGTGAAGAAATTTCAATTTCTAAGTGGACGGAAGGAATTCCAGTTATATCCACAGGCTCTCTGGCTATGGATGTTTCTACGGGTATCGGCGGGATTCCAAAAGGTCGCATCACTGAAATCTACGGCCCGGAAGGTGGGGGAAAAACAACGCTCTGTCTCCACATATCAAAAAATGCTATAGAACAGGGTGATAAAGTTTTGTATGTTGACGTAGAAAATTCCTTAGATTTTGGATATGTAGAAGATGTATTTGGATTTGCGCCTAAGGAAGAATCCTTTATTGTGGTTCAACCAGCAAGCGGAGAGGATGCCTTAGAGATTGCTGAAGCGGGAATAGAGAGTGGTTTTACTGTTATTATCTTTGATAGCATAGCCGCTATTTCTCCAGAGAAAGAATTGGAAGACCCTTTTGATAAAGACCATGTTGGTCTTACTCCAAGACTGGCTTCTAAGTTCTTAAGACGACAGGGTAGCAATATCAATAAGAAAGGCGTAGCTATGGTATTCACAAATCAAGTTAGAGCAAATATAGGAAGTTATCTTGGTGATCTGACTACACCAGCCGGACATGCGTTGAAGCATTATACTTCGCTTAGGATTTATACTTCCTATGGTGGTAAGATTGAGGAGCCTAAGGGAAACTATATTGGTCAATGGCTATCCTTTATTATCAAGAAGAATAAAATGGCTAGACCCTATAGGGCGGCTAAATCCGTATTGATCTATGGTAAGGGAATTGATTATTGTAGGGATGCTATTGCTTTTGGTAGTCTTTTGGGGGTAGTCAAAACCCGTGGTTCCTATTATGTATTTGAAGATGAAACTATAGGTTTGGGCATGGCTAAATCCGCAAACGCCCTTAGAGAGAACCAAGAGCTACTTGACAAGATTGAAGAATCGTGCTATAATGCTATTGGAATTGGTCCAAAAATAGAGGAGGCAGAAGATGGAGAGAACGCTTAGAGTAAAGAGACTTTATTCATTAGGGGATTATCGTAATATTGAATTCGAGGATTTTCTTGTTGCTATTCCCGATCAACTTTTATTTGATGAAGGATTTACTTCAGAGGCATATTATTTGCAATTGGTTAATGTTGAACTAGCGTATAGACGCTACATAAATCTTGCGGCGAAATACCCGCATGGAATGGCTGTGGAAGAAGCCATTAAGGGTTTAGAAATGGAACGTGAGAACACACTCAAATCATTGAAAGCCATTATAAATGGCACTACGGAGGCATAAATGTTTGCAGATATTCCTGAACGAAACTTTGAAGAATCTAATTTTAAGAAGACAGCGTTTGTACCCTTCTTTAACGGCGCAAGTCTAAGAATAAGGGTTCTGGACCAGAAAGCCCATGCTGTCGAGAAACATTTTATTAATAGATCAAAGATTAGTGTAATATGTTTGGGCGAGGAGGCCTGTCCTATTTGTGAAAATAATCGTAGGTTAGTCAATGCTAATCCAGGGATGAAGAGAAATGAAATCAAAGGATTAATTTATAAGCAGACTAGATTTATGGCTAACATCTTTAATCGTACTCCAGTTAAAACTACGCCAAGTGGAAAGCTTGTTTATCCAATCAATAACAAATTTCCATCAGCAGATGCAACAACGGGTGAAGTTTTAATTGATATTGAAGCCAAGCCAATTAATCAGGTTCAGGTTCTTGAAAGAGGTTCAACATTATTTTCACAACTTAATCTTGTTCATAATTCTGTGGTTGATGAAATTGGACAACCCTTAGGATTGTGGAATTATGATATTTCAATCTCAGTACTTGGTTCGGGTAAGGATATGGTTACAAATGTTAGTGCTTTATCCCACTTGAATGATAAAATCGAAGTTGCCGATGAAGATAGATATGCTTTGGAGACTGTAGGAATAAGACTTGCTCCAGGCGAAATGGTAAAGGCACTAGAAGGCGTTACTCTGCGTGATATTTTTGCGGCTCGCAGATCAGAAGATACTGAAGCTCTTGCAAAAGAGGCTGAAATAATCTCAGCAGAAGTAAAGGAATCAGTTTCAAACATCTTCGACGCATAGTTTAGAACAATGCTACCCTACTAACTGCTGACGGGCAGGTATACGTCGGGGTACTGGCTGGGGTCAGGTCAGCCCGTTGTATTTCTATAGGAGACTCAAGTGGATTTCAATGAAATAGCCAGTGAAGAAACTGTTTTAGGTACTATACTTAGAAACGGACATTTGATTTTTGAGGTACAGGGCAAATTAAAGCCCTATATGTTTAGCTCGCAAATCAATAGTACAATCTATAGGTCTATGATTTCTGTATCTCAAAATGCTAATGATGCTTCTTTCATTTTGGTTAAGGGCGAATTAGAAGATAAAAATCACATAAAAGATGTGGGCGGAGTAGAATATCTGGAGTATCTTTACGCTAATACTGGTGGTGAAAAAGATATAGGTGCTTATATTGATCGTATTCGTAATGCATATAAGAAAAGAGCGTTAATCAATATCAATGCAAAGATGCCTAGTATCATAGAAAACCATGATGCTGATTTAGTAATCTCTGATCTAAATACTAGACTGAATGGTTTGATTACTGAGTCAGGTGGATTTGATGTTCGTGTGCTTGGTGATACAATCGGAGAGACGTTTCAGCACATTTTAGAAAGAAGGGAACATCCAGGTATTGATGGTATCTCTACCGGCTATGCAGAACTAGACCATTATACTGGAGGTTTAGTAGAGGGGACTAATTGGTATATCGGCGCTAGACCTTCTATGTGCAAGAGTGCCCTACTAGGTAGGATTCTTTTGAATGTATCTACCCAGGGCATTCCTGTTTTATTATTCAATAAGGAAATGAGTCCCGAACGAATCAATGAACGTTGGCTTGCAAATCTTAGTGGTGTAGAAGCAATCAAAATTAGATTTGGTAATTTGACGGATGAAGAAGTCAGTAGATTAGCAAGGGCTAGAGATCAACTGGCAGAGTTACCTATCTATATAGATCAGAACTATGCTGGTGATATAGATTACATCACAAGTACAGTTAGAAAGTATCATCAACTGCATGGAATTAAAGTAGTAGGGATTGATTATCTGCAATTAGTAGTGGAACGTTCTGGTGAGAGCACCCATGAACTAGGTAGAGCTTCAAGAGCAGTTAAGTTACTATCTAATGAACTGGGTCTATCTGCTGTGGTTCTATCGCAGGTAAATAGAGAGTGCGAGAAACGAGAAAATAGAAGACCTTTGATGGCCGACCTTAGACAGAGTGGGAATCTTGAAGAAGATGCCGACATTATGATTGCTCTTTATCGAGAAGAAGCATACGTTGAGAATACGCCGGAAGAAGGTAAGTTAGAAGTAATTGTACGAAAGTCTAGGGATGGTCCCACAGGTACAATCTTGTTAAATTTTGATAAGAATACTGTGAATGTCTTTGACAGAATCAATATTCAGGGAGTATATACAAGTGAAGTTTCCTAGAAAGAAAGGTCAGAAATGGGAACGGGATGCTGTTGAAGAACTTAATAAACAGTTTCCGGATACTTGGAAAAAGATTCCTATGTCTGGAGCGGCTGGTACAATCCTTAATGTTCCAGAACTAAAACCAGATTTAGTAGGAAAGTATGTTCATATGGACCGCCGATTGGCTGGTGAAGCCAAGACCGGATACGGTGGTTCTGAACAAATGGCAATTCAACGAAAGTGGTTTGAGAAGATAGCTAAACAGGCAATTGAACTCTATGCTATTCCCATTTTAATGTTTAAGTTTTCTGGTTCTAGGGGAGAAGTTCGGTATGTAGTTGCAATGAGTTTCCAGGCTTGGGATGAGTTGATGCTTGAGTACCAGAAACTCTATGAGGAGAATGTTGCTCTATGGGCGAAATTAGAGAGCTTATCACCGCAGAATGGGAACGATTAGATAAACTTAGCTCAGATGTAACTGTTTGGGATGCTTTTGTTTCTTTAGTTAAGGATAGAGCAGAGGTCTATCTTCTTATCTTGGAGGCAGACTTAGAGATACTCCGCTTTATAGCAGATGGCTATTCGGTCAAAGCGGTAGCCCGCCTTATGGATATCTCTACGATAGAGGTCAATGAGGTTATAAGGGCATGGGGCTTCCTGCCCCCTCTTGGAGAGACCCTTGACTTTAATCCGCTTCTGGTGTATAATGTGGGCATGTCGGCGGTGGATTTCATGTATGACGTGAATGACGTATTGCCGATTCCCATTACGCTTAGTGATGCTGAAACGATTGTTTTGAATATTGAAAGGTATAAAGACCTGGAAAGGTTGGTAGAAGAAAATGCACGATGATAGAATTCGATTTGTAATGCTAAGTGATACTCACGGCTTTGAGGTAGAAATACCCAATGGGGATGTATTGCTGTATGGTGGCGACTTTTCTGCTGGACGTGGAAGTATTGAGCAGACCTACAAGTTTGCTAAGTGGATTGGTAGTCAGCCCCATGAGTATAAAATAATGATCGCAGGAAATCACGATTTTCCTTTGGATAATGACGCATATCTTTGTAAGAGAATATTTGAAGAAAATGAAATAGTTTGGCTGAGAGAAAGTCATTTTACTATCTATGATAATCTAGTTGTTTGGGGCAGTGCTTATCATCCTAAGATTTGGGGAAAGTTTGAACTTGAACGTAGTGATATGCCTGCTGTTTGGGCATTGATACCTGAAAAGGTTGATATTCTTTTGACTCATGGTCCTCCCCGTGGTATTATGGATTATAGTGTATTAGGAGCAAATCCGGGTAATGTTGGTGACGATGCTTTGAATGCTTGGTATCTTGAAAGAAAGGTGAATGATAGACCTAGACCAATGATTCATATGTTTGGTCATATACATGAAGGCTATGGAGTTAAACAATTGACTGGAACTTGGTTTTATAATGCAAGTATCTGTAATGAACACTATGAGCCAGTTAATAAGCCTTTTGTTTGGGATTTTAATTAGGAGATAGGATGCTTTTAGAACAGTGGGTTAAACTTCTTTTCGCAAGTTGTATAGCACTTGTATTTTGGTTAGCGGGATTTGGTGCAGGTAATGATGATGAACAATCTTGGATAGGATGGGTTTTTGGGGCGATTATAGTAGTTGCTTTATTGTTATCCAGTATTGCTATTATAGGACCCGCACTTATTAAATAGGAGATACAATGGCAGAGATCGAACTTCCAGATTTCGATGATTTGATGCAGATAGCCGAAGATATTTCAGCGGCTAAAAAACGATTGGTTTTGAATGAGGCTATACTTGAGGATAGATTAGCCGTAATAACTCAAGATGTTTCTACTAATGAAGATTACTTTATAAAAGAGAAACCTGCCAGTATGAGATACATCGAGGTTGTATATCATAAAGTAGGTAGAAATGAAGATGAAAGGAAGTGGTTATTAGAAATGAGAGTTCAAATAAGTGGCGATGAGGCCCTTGTTAAATATAAGGAAATGGAATATAATGTTTATAGGGATATGATTGCTGTTTGGCGTACAGACCAAGCCAACAAAAGAGGAGCGAATTGGGATGTTTAAGTTTAATATCGTTGAACGTATAGGCTTCTTTTTGTTAGGAGCATTCTCTATTGGTGTAGGTGCCGTTCTTGTGATTATTGCCATTTATGAAGGTTATCCTATGAATTGGTATGGAGTAGCATTAGTTGTTGTTGGAATTATCTTACGTTGGTTATCCGATAAAAAATAATGCTATACCTATCTGCTAGTTTCATAAAAGATTTTATTGAATGTCCCCATAGAGCAAAACTAAGACGGGATATTCCTGAACAAGCTATTGTTTCTGATGATGTTATCTTTGGAGAGATAGTTCATTTTGCTATTGAAAAGTTTGAAGGTTATGATGCGGCACTTGAATATTCTTTATCAGAATGGAAGAAAAGAAAGACCACGAATAGTTTTTTGGAAGAAGAAACACCAGACCCTCCAAAAAGTTTTCGTAAGATGTTCAAGGGTTATTATGAAGGTATAGTTCCACAAATCAATCCAGATGGATTTGATTTCGTACAGAAAGAGGTCATGGTAAAGCACCAATTGGATGCAGACACCATGTTGATAGGCAAGTTTGATAGAATACAAGTAGATAAAGTATATGATTGGAAGACGGCGATGAAGCCGCCCGATCAGTATGATCTTACTGATTTCCAATTCTATTTCTATGATCTTCTATTCACTTTAGTATATGATATGGTTCCTCAAATCTACTATGGGTATGTTTATGGTGGTCGAGTATACGAAGTACCAATATTAGATTCTATGAGAGACAATACAGGATATATCGTACAAGAGGTCGCTAATAGAGTAAGAGCAGGAGACGATTATAAAGTGGCTGGCTATCAATGTCGTAAGTGTTTCTATCGCCTGCCTTGCTATGGCGAAATGACCGATGAGTTGGATAATAGGCGAGTATCTTAAAGAACTACCCTATCTAAAGGAAAACCCTGATATCAATAGTGATATCTATAACAATGCCCTTATCATCGAAATGACTATAAAGGATATGGACAAAAAGGGCCTATTGACAGACTTTGAAAAAGATGTTATAATGGGGATATATAGTGGGTATAATTTTTCGGAGATAGCCCGCTTGTTGAGTGCAGATAGGCAGAGAGTGTCCAACACATACAAGGAAGTTACAGACCGTATTGCATTTATTTTAGGAGGCGAATTTACGGATGCCGCCTTCATGGAGCAGGCTAAAGGAATAGAAGAAATATCCGAACAAGACGTTTCTGAAATATTTAAGAGAGGTCTTATAAAGGTGGATGAATGACAGAAATCAGATGCATACATCGTCACACGGAAGCAACACATCCAAACTGTTTTAAGAAGGGTTTAATCAAAAGAACAGATTGGTGGCGTAATAAAACAATTGCATATTTGGATATAGAAACAACGGGGTTTCATGCTGATATTGGAATTATGCTAACGTGGTGTATTAAATATCAGAATAAGGCTACTATTGTATATGGTCGAATTACTAAGCAAGAAATTTTTGATGGGGAGTATGATAAACGAATAGTAGCAGAGTTGCTTGATGAATTAGAAAATGTAGATATTGTAGTTACGTTTTATGGTAGTGGATTTGATATTCCGTTCTTAAGACCAAGAGCATTCTATCATGGTTTTGAGTTCTTTGAGTTTGGTAGTAAGTATCATTGGGATTTATTTTTCTATTGTAGACGCTTATTTAAATTGACTAGAAAATCGCTTGATAATATTACTGCCTTCTTAGGAATAGAGGGTAAAACACATCTAAAGCCTAGAATTTGGGCAGAAGCTCGCTATGGTCAAAAGAAAGAATTGGATGAAGTCCTTAATCACAACATGGAAGATGTAATCATTCTAGAGAAACTACATAATCGAATCTGGAGTCAAGCAAAATGGCAGAGAACGAGTTTATAACAGGTGTAGTTGGTCAAAGTTTTGAAATCAAAGTAGTTTCTGAGAAGAGAGAAGACGGTAAATATTGGGTAGCGGCTGGAGAAGCAAAGTTTGGGGTAACTCAGGATGGAAAGAATTGGGCATATGAGCCATTGAAAGTTACGATGCATGATGATACAATGGAAGAGGTTTTGGCTGATGTAATGCTCTACTTTTCTAGGTTTATGAGTGCTCCTGAATTTGTTTCTAATATGAATAAACAATTAACGGCTTTTGCTGATGGAAAATAATGATATTGGAGTTTCTGTACTTTATTTAGATAAGATCGGTACCTTAGTTATAAAGAAAACTGAAGATTCCGGTTTCTTTTTGGCATCAGAAAATTCAATAGTTATTAGTAAATCAGCATTAGTATTATTAGTCAAACAACTTATTGCTAGTGGAATACTAGAAGAACTTAAGTAGGAGTGTAACTATGCGTATGCCAAGTTTTTCCCGTAAGGTAGGTGAGTGGGTAGAATACCTACAAGAAACAAATCAGACGGTGGATGATATTTTAGGCTATACAAAAAATGCAAGTCTTAAGGTTTGGCTTGAAGAGGAACGTTGGAAGATTGAAGCCCGATTAAATACGGTAGTAAGAGAAGCCAAATCTGAAGTTGAATTTCTTACTGTAGAAGAGGCGGAAGCTGTTCTTTCGTCACCCCATGAGCCTGATGCGAAGGGACAGCCCGCCTTACAAAGAGGGCGAAAGGTCTAAATCATGATCGTAATGATTTCAGGCAGGGCTGGCGAAGGTAAGACTACCTTTGCTACAATGTGTAGGGATTATCTTATAAAAAAAGGACATGACGCTACTATTATTTCATTTGCCCAAGCAGTTAAAGATACTGCTAAGACTATGAATTGGGATGGTAATAAGGATGCAAAAGGTCGCAAACTTTTAACAGTCATAGGTGGAGCAGGCAGAGACTATAATGAGAGTACTTGGGCTAATATAGCTGTTGAAAGAATAATGGAGTGGTATGCTAAAAATGAAGAGGGATTTGTATTTATTGATGATTGGCGGTTTGTAAATGAAGGAAATGTTATTACAGAAATCTTTATTCCAGTATTAAAATTAAGGATAATTAGACCAAAAGAATTTCATTTACTTCTTAATACTCCATTGTATAATGATATTAGTGAGATAGGACTTCCTGAATTTAGTAGTGATGGAAAATGGCCGGATACTAATTTTTATGATAGTGGAATTTTTAATTCAACAGATTTGGAAGGGCTAAAAAATACGGCCCACCAATTTGTAGATCGAACTTTACTAGGAGGTAGAGAATGACAGTAGCAACAATAGCAGGTGTGGTTGGTGTTGTAGCTTCTCTTTTGATGGAGTACTTGCCAGGATTTAGTACTTGGTATCAGGCTCTGGAAAATACGAAGCAAAGACTTTTTACTCTTGGAGTAGGTTTCGTAGTAGTTTTTGGTTCTTTGGGATTAGCTTGTGTAGATTTTGCATTTCCATTTACATTAGTTCTTCCTTGCACAAGTCTTGGTCTAGGTTCAGCTATTGAATCTTTCCTAGCCTATTTAGTTGCAAACCAAGCTACATATCTAGTACTGCCTAAGAGTGAGTAAATGTCCAGATATAAGGTCTTGACAGATCAAGGAATGATTGATATAATCAAGAATAACCTTGATAATGCTTCTAAATATAAACTAGGATTTAGAAAAGGGATATTAAAAAATAGAGGTCAGTATAGAGTCAAGGCCCAATATTATATGGATTTAGTATCATTTGTTCTTTTTATAAGAGCAAGTGGGCAGGAAGGAACTACGACGAAATTCGCCGTAGAACTATACAAATAGGGTATAATAATCATACTGCTACCTCTTAGAGAGACTGCTGGTGGGTGGAAGGTAGCTGTAACCAGCATCCTACTCGGCTAACTCAATTGGCAGAGTACCAAGCTGTTAACTTGGGAGTTCCTGGTTCGAATCCAGGGCTGAGTGCCTAAGGTTCCAGGCTAGTTGCGCCGACCGGAGAACATTAAACCTGGAATGATGTGTTCTCTAGATTATCAGGGATTTGGTTAATTGGCAAACCAACGATCTCCAAAATCGTGACTGTAGGTTCGAGTCCTACATCCTTGGCCTGACAACAGAATAGGCGAATTGGTAAGCCGTTTGGCTCTGGACCAAAAGAATGGTGGTTCGAATCCACCTTCTGTTACCTAGTTGGAGGGATGAATGGGAGCGATTCATAGAGTTATCCCTGCGGATAAAGAAGGAACGGTTTATTGGTTTCATGGAAATAGTGGGTCTGGAAAAACCAAACTGGCTTTAGCATATGATATTCCTAATAAGGTTATATTAGATGCCGATGATATGCGGGAAGTTTGGACGGACTTAAAGTTTTCCAAAGCAGACCGTTGGGAACAGAATATTAGAATAGCTAAACTGGCACGACTACTGATGATACAGGGTTATAATGTTTGTGTCTCTAGTATCTGTCCCTATGTTGGTTTAAGGCGGGAAATTAAACGAGACATACTTCCTGCTGTTCGTTGGATTTATGTTTCTTCTCCTGATAGTAAATCGAATAGTGAAGAATATCCATTTGAAGAAGGTGGATGGACTGACTAATAATCATTGGAGGTTATTATGGCTCTAACTCAGATTACTAATTTAAGCGTAGCACTAGATGAAGCAGGCGGAACTAAATATTTAATTGCTACATTAAAATCTGCTGATTTTGAAGAAGGCGCAAAAGTTTATATTGCTGATCTTGATGCAGATATTGATGTATCTACTGAACTAGATGATCTATTTGACCAATTATTGCTTCTTGTTTAATTATGGTAAAGAAATTAGCCCGTGGTGGATGGAGAATATCAAGAGGACAGCCCCCTAATGTTTGGATGTTCTTTGATAAGGGTTTATTTGGGGATCAGGATAGTAGTGGAGGCGGAGGAGAAGTAGGCGGAAGCGATTCTTCTTGCCGTGGATATGGTCAATGTAGATATGGTGGTCAATTTTATGGGAGATAATCATGGGTTCATTTACACCGCTTAGAAATTTGTATAAGCCTGCTATAAATGAATTAGATTGGGGCGAAGAAATGAACTCCAATCTAGATATTCTAGATGCTGTGGCTTTTACTGAAGATATAATAAGTTTTTTAATTTCAAGTGAAATAGTAGATTTAGTTTACCCTGTTGGGTCTGTATATTTATCTACTAATAGTGCCGATCCTTCAACTTTATTTGCAGGAACTACTTGGGATGAGTTTGCACAAGGCAAAGTTTTAGTTGGACAGGATACATTAGATACAGATTTTGATACATTGTTGGAAGAAGGCGGCGAAAAATCGCACGTTATAGTAACATCAGAAATGCCCTCGCATACTCACTCTGCTCCAGCAATATCAGGAGTAGCATTATCTTTGGCAGGCGTTGTTGATGTTGATACTGTAGTTGATGATGTAACTGGAAGTACGGGCGGCGATCAGCCCCACAACAACTTACAGCCATATGTAGTAGTAAAGATTTGGCGTAGATTAACATA